AAGGTAGTCCGCAACAGCAACAGGATTTGCAAAGGTTCAGGGCACCATTGGAACAACAGCTTGATGCCCTGAAGCGAGACTTACACGAAGGAAAATTCTAAATTCCAAGCACTAAACAAGATGAAAAAGCAGTCAGTAATCAGCAGTCAGCGGTTAGCTAATGGCTGAAGGCTGATAGCTACTAGATTGATTTTTGGGTTTTCGGCATTGTTTAGTATTTCCAATTTAGGATTTACAGTTTTGCTGTACGGCGCTTACGGGGCTCCAACGGTCAACCTCTGCTGATAGAGCCACTGGCGAAGGCTGAGGGCGGTCTCGATATCGAGTACCCGGTATTTCTTACTGGAGATCCCGCAGCGGTCATCGGTTATGGTGATGACGTCGTAGATCTCCTGGCCACAATTAACGGGGATGGTTATTTGACCCCCCCGAGCTCGTAATGACTCCCTCCGGAGGATAGCGTCCGCCCTCTCCTGGGCCCTGGCGGCTGATTGGAGGTTGGGGTCATAGGATTGTTCTAAGCTATCAATACCGAGTTCTAAGTTAGTCCAGTCGAAGGCGTCCTCGACGATGCGGTTGTCCTCATCATCCCTGCCGATGGCTCTTGCCCTGGTTAACGGGACGGCCTGGCTGTACTCACCGCTGAGGATGACGTGGTCCGTACCATAGGAATACGAGCTCGCCTCGTCGTCCTTCAGGTCCTTAACATACGCCTCGTAGCCGTCGAATATGATGGCGTCGGGTACGAAGGATAGGAGTTTGTTGAGTGCTTGAGTTCCTTGGGTCCCGGGCTGGATGGTGAAGTCGGGGTAGAGGTTATCAACCGCCGAGCTCCTGGGGACTCCCCCAGGGCTGGTAAGATTGATGCCCCACCTGCAGATAATCTCCTGGATAATCTCCCATACCCTCTTATCTGCCGGCCACCGCATTTGAAAACGGGCGCTCCATTTATCCGCCAGGCCTTGGCCATCGAGGCAAACCAGGGTGAGGGTTGATGTGTTAGGAGAAGAGGAATACTCCCAGGAATCGATCCAGTACCTCCCCACCTCCACCGCTTCGCTTCCTTCAGAAGTCTTATAGCCTAACTTCAAGACCACTTCGCTTCGCTTTGCGGGCGGGGTGGCATACTGGGCGGAGCTGTTGTTGAGTTCAATGTTCAATGTTCTACGTTCTACGTTCAAAGAGAGGATATCTTGGGTTAGATCAAGCGGGGTTCCCGCTGGGCGGGGGGCTCTCCATACTCCGTCGGGGCGTTCCAGCCACCAATGGGTGGCGGTCGAGGAAATCCTGAGTCCAAAGCTCGAGGTTATGTTCAAGAAGGGCTTGGGCTCGGTGAAGGCCATGGAGCTGAAGGCTGAGCCTCTGGCGGCGTGACAGCTCAACGGCCTGGTATAGGCTGTCGTGCCGGTGAATTTCTCCACCGCGGTGAGCTGGGTGTTCTCGTAGTCCTGGACTGATGCAGGGTTGTGACAATCGGGGTACTCATAGGTGACATCCTCACCATCGGGGGCGGTGATAAAATTCTGGAAAGCCAGCCAGTCGTAGGAGCTATCGAGCTCAGTCCGGTATAGAGCAACGAAGCTGTAGGGCTCCGCCGTCTCCTTGGCAGCGAAGACGATATCGATGTGGTTGGGGGTGAAGGAAGCTCCGATGCCGTAGGTGGCTGTGAAAGGATGGGTTAGCGGCTCGCTGTGGGTGTGCTGGCTGGTCTCCTGGTCTGAGCTATCGAGGACGATGGCATTGAGCTCGGCTGCCTGGGCAGCGAAGCAAACGACGACGTTTCCCGTCCCCCACCACGTGGCAGCCATGGATAGGACATCGGCGTAGCTTACGAGCTGGCTATTTGACCAATCCTGGCCATAGTTGTGGGAATAATACTTCCACAGGACATTTCCCGTGGTGCGGTAGAAGATGTAGATCTTGGCGCCATAAGCGGCGATGGAGCAAGGACCATAACAATTCGTGGCTATCTGCGTCCACTGGGAATAGTCGGACTGATCATCGGGGCTGGTGATCTTCTGGCGGTAAAGCTTATTGCTGGAGTCCGCCCTGATGCGGTGCATGCTGCCCTGGCCGTCGAAGGCGATGCCATGGTGGTTGTCGTTTTCGCTGCCGGTATAGAGTCTTGACCAGGATAGCCTCTTGATGCCCTGGTCAAAGTCATAGACCTTCGCCTCGACATAGGGAAGGCGGTCGGGTTTCTTCTGGGCGGCTAAGAGGGTTGCTGATAAATTCTTCATGCTACTAAGCCTGATAAATCAGGCAACTACATGTGGTGGCTGGGGGTCTGCGATCTTGAAAATTCTTTTCTACATATAGTTGGCCCTTTTGCTTTTTTAATGACAAAAACCTTTCATTTTTGTAACAAAAACGCTTCATTTTCATGACATTTACTCGTCGCCCTTGGTTTTCCTGACGGCTCTTTCTATCATCAATGCTGAGATCACCGGTATGGCGAAGGATATGAACCAGGTCGGGGGTTCGAATCCACAAGCGTTGCCAACCGCTAATCCGCACAAAGTGACTACCAGCAAAACCATGCTTATCGGTCTGGCTATGGTTCGCATTTCATCCCCTTTCACCAAAATACCCCCAGGATTAACCTGGTGATGGCGAGCCAGGCCAGGACTCCGGAGGCTCTGCCTCCCAGGTAATAGTGATGCTCGTCCTCGATGCGGAAGAAGTAGTCCTCTTTCATCGGGTGTCGTTCTGGCCAGGGACACAGGATCTCGAAGAATCCGATGAGGAAGGCATGCCACTCCTCGCCTGTGCTGAAGAGCTCTTTAGGCACAATGCCCTTGAAAAACGTGCGAGGGCGGGCTTTTGAGTCCTCTTCCGTAGTATTCTCCTTTCGATGCCGTTCTTTGGTTGTCATTCCTCCCCCTTCTTTGCTATATGCCTTATTGTCCTGTCGCCGAACCACCACAGGATGACCGTTCCCGCCAGGGCTAAGAACCAATCTGGCGCGTTGATCCTCTCGACGACGACCTGGGCGATTACGGCAGCGAAGATGACGGTGACAATCGGGCGTGTGGCTGCCCTGAAGGCCCCCGCGAGCTCTGAGCTAATGTTGCCCTTCAAATTTGAACGAGACGGGGCGTTTGGGTCCTGTTCCGTAGTATTCATCATCTCTAGTCCTTCTTAGGCCTGATAAATCAGGCAACTACAATTACTTATTTAGCTGTCAGCTATCAGCTGTCAGGTATCAGCTTTCAGCGCCTCCCCCTTTCCCTCTGACGGCTGACCGCTGATGGCTGAGCACTCGTTTATATCAATGCTCCCAGGGTATCGGGGACCGGCATGCCGGCCTTTTCATAATGTCGGGCTAAATGCCTGGCTGCCGAGATGATATCCTCCGGGTCCGCCTGGACTCTCTCCCCCCTATACCCACCTCTTGATAGAGCTGCTACCGCTGCCGGCATGCGGTCCCAGTTCACGGTCTTCTCCCCGTTAGCTAACGGGCTGCCCTTTAGAGCTCTGAAGATGGCTTTGGTATGATGAGGCAGCTTCCAGGTCTCGGGGTCGTCGGGATCTCCGACGATGGCGAAGGCTTCTTTGGGAAGGCCTTCCCTGGTTTTGTCCTTCTCGACTGCTTCTTTAACTTTGCTCATTGATTCCTCCTTTATTAGCTGTCGGCTAGCCTGCTCCAGCTTTCCGATGATTCGGGCTATCGCTTGTTTGAGTTTATTCATTCGTTCCTCATTAGCCTAATTTGTAAACTGCCAGCTCCGTGTGTCCCGCAAGTCCTCTAATAGGTGAAACTCCAGCTTCGCCCTGCCAGGTCCAAAGCTCTAAATAGTCATTTACAGCCAGGGATATTATGGCTATATTCTGAAGGTAACAACTTCCTGCGCCCCCTGGAACTAGCCCAGTGGTAGATACATAGGTGCCGTTTTTGTAGATGTAGCTCATGTACCTGATACCATCCTGATTGTCGTAATATCTAATTTTCCCTACGACTAAGTACCTTCCAGCTGTGCTAGCGATATATCTATGATTAGTTGTAACGTCAAACTCATTCTGAATGTCATAGGACTTTGCGTTCAGGTTAATTTTTGTAAGTGTCTGGCTGGGGATGTTTGTGTTAACATTGAGGTAGGCAGACGCAGCTGACTGTTGAGGTAGATCTCGTATTCCATTATTATCAAGCAGAAATGCTTCGACGCCGTTGACAGCGCCGTGGATTTTATCCTCATCGGCTGTTTTTTCTACCCATAGATAGGTGTCGCCGTCGGCGTCCTGGATCTTGCTTCCGCCTCCCCCTCCTCCTGAGCTGCCCTGGGGCCAGGAAGCGACAACGCAAGCGTCCCGGGGATTTCCCCCGGGGATGGCCACCAGGACGTAGTTGCCGATGATCATGGCCTCCGCTGCGATGTTGGTGGCCACGGGGATATCGTCGAGGTAGGTGGTTAGCGAACCCGCTAACTGCACACCCGCCTTGTGGGTCTCGCTGTCGTAGGTCTTCAGGATGCCGAGTTCTAACATTGTTCTATGTTCTACGTTCTAGGTTCATTCGGTATAGAACTCCCGGGAGATCACTCGGCTCTGGAGGGCTTTGAGCTTCTTCTCGTAGCGTTCAAGCCTTTGCTCTCCCCACTTCAGGAAGTTGATGGTAGCCCACTTGCCAGCGATGGTGGCTTTGTCAACGGTATAGACTGAGGCTGACGATGCCAGATACCCGGTGGCTCCCAGGACAATGATCTCCTCGAACTGAACGGGGATGGTGGATGACTCAGCATCGAGGGTGTGTTCCTTATACCACCTTACCCGGGCATCGCTGCCGTCTCCTTCATCGGCCATCTGGATGGTATCCTGCCAGAGTCGAAACTTCTGATAGTAATTGGGGTTCTGTCCGATAGGGAACTCAACGGACTCCACCCTGATAAGGCCTGACAAGCTGGAGATATCGATGTCCCTGGAGCTGTCCACGGTAGCAATATCGTCCTGCTGTTGTATGGGGTGTACTATGGAGAACTCCCTGACGACTCTCTCGATGGCTCCGTCCACCTGGTCGTTGGTCCAACGATAGTTAGCATCATCTTCGTCCTGGAGGTCCTCCCGGACTCTCGCTCTCATTGTTGCTAGATCCATAATCTCATCCTTTCCTTTTTGGTCTCCTTTCCCAGTCCTCGGCCTCTCCCGGTAGTGGCTTCAGAAGTTCATCCAAGGAGAGATGACCACCGTTTTTGATGCGTTCCAAGGCTGCAATGCCTAGCTTGATGGCTTCTATTAAATCCGGGTCGTCGGTCATCTCTACACAAACAATGGCATTAGATAGGTCTCCGATGGCTTCGTCTATGGTCATGGTTCTAAGTTCTAAGTCCATAATCTCACCTTCTTAAGCCTGATAAATCAGGCAACTACAATCTCCTTTGTTTGTAGAGGGAGGGGGAGGTCGATATCCCCCTCCCCCAGGCGCAGGAGGTGTAAAATGTGGCCTTGCCAGGCAATTCTGGCAAGCTTTTATCAGTCCTTCACTCCTGTCATCATGGCCGCTTTAACACTGGAAAAGAGGGCAAGCGACACATACCATTTAACCCTGGTCCTGGTGGCGTCCTTGGTCTCCAGAGAGCCAAGCCGTTCCACCTGGAGCATTTCGGGGCTGGACAAGCCACACACTCCGCCCTCGCCCATCTGGAAGGCGAAGATAGCCGAGCAGTCGTCCGACGTGCCGACGGTATAGTTATCCTTCACCCAGTCATTGACCCGGATGGGGATGCCGTTATAGAGCTGGACCTGCTCCATGAACATCCCTGGCCGGGTCTCAAGGACTGTACCTGACGTCCTGATAAGGGACTGGAGCTTCCTCCGGCTCCGCTTGCTCATCAAGAGCATGTCGGGCTTGCCACCCCTGACAAGGTCAATGAGCTTATCCAGGTTGTTAAGGCTCAACGTGACGCCGTTGGCTCCCGTTCCCAGGTGGTGGCCGTACTTGCAGGTCCACGTCACCTGGTCGTCAACAACGGTGGCTCCCTCCTGGGTTGGCCAGGTAGGCTCGGTAGTAGCATGAGTCTTTTTATCGCCTGCTGACGCCGTGCACTCATACCGGAAGCCGTTCTCGAGTCCTTCGGTGGGGACAACGATATCGCCCACCGCCGTAACGGTGTCGGCTACCCAGGCTGTGTCCGAAAGCAGGACATACAGCCCTGACGGCTGGTTCGAGGCACCCGACCCGTTCAGGAAGGCGTTCTCAAACTCGTGCTGGACCGCCTTGGCCTTCTGCTCGATGACGGCAACCTCGAGGTCCTGGACATTACTCCTGGTGGACTTAAGGAAATTGTCGACGTCGGCGTCTCCGCCAAGGATCTGGAGGGTAGCGGTCACCTGCTCGAACTCGGGCTCGGACTGAGTCCATGTTCCCGATACAGGTGCATACCACCCCACACCGGGCAAAGTCTTCTCACGGTTGTACTTAAGACTGTTGCCCACGATCTGAATGAAGGGCAGCTCCTGCAGTATCGGGCTGTCCTTGATAATGGTCTCGATGATTCCCTTAAGAAGGATATCAGTAGAGAGTTTACTTGCTTCTTCTAAAGATATGCTCATAGTTCCTCCTTGTTAAGCCTGATAAATCAGGCAACTACTCCTCCTTTTTGATGAAGTCCCGCGGCGATCATGTCCTTATTGGACATGCCCTCGGTCGTTTCTCCCCTGGTTGGAGCTCCTGCAGGTACTTTGGCTGCCGCAGCTTCGGACTCCAGGGTCTTCTTGACCGCAGAGACAAGGCCTTTGCCTTTCTCGACTGAGGCGTCGATGTCAGCGATGGTCTCGCCACTGATCATGTCCCCGGGGACCTGGGGATTAGAGACTTTGGCCATACCGAGGTACCTGGAAACGGCCTCGTCCCTGGCTTCCTTCACCGTTGCGAGCTCGGCCGTGGATGCTTCGCTTCCCTGCTTCGCTTCGCTTAGCGCCGTTTCGAGCTCAGCGAGCCTGGTGTCCTTCTCGGCCATGGCTTCCTCCAGGGTAGTCTTGGCCTTCTGCTCCTCCTCGAGCTGGGCCTTGATAGTCTCAAGAGTTTCTTGAGTTTGTTGGGTTTGTTGAGTTGTGTCTTCTGGGTTCTCTGGCATAAATTCCTCCTTGTTTAGCTGTCAGCTATCAGCTTTCAGCCGTCAGCTAATTACTGAGTGCTGACTGCTGTGAGCTTTTACTCAGGCACTTCCATGTCCGCGGCAACCGCTCTCTCTCTCGCACCGCCACGGGTGGACGCTGCCCTAAACTCCTGGTTCATTTTCAGGATCTTCTCCCTCTCCTCAAGCCACCTGGTGAACTCCTCATCCGGGTCCATGATGCCCATCTCGTCCATAGCCGTCCTCCTGGAATGGACTCCTGCCTGTACGAGGAGCTGCTCGTTCTGAGCCTGCCGCTGGGTGTCGGTCGGAAGGATCTCCCCCCACACAACACGGTGGGTAATCCCGTCAAGGTTCTCATTCATATACCTGGCTGCCAGGCGAAGGACCATGTCGGTTCTGTGGTGATAGGCGTTTGACCTGATGGTCCTTTTCCTGGTGACCTTCTGGAGCAATGCTCCGAGCTCAATCTGCATCGCTGCTCCTGACAGGTCCCTCTCGGTGCCGCCATAGGCTGCCCTGGGTGTCTCGGAGATATCGTGAAGACAGCGGTAGATCAAATCAATGTAGTCAATATGCAGTCTGATGCCGCCGCCCTGGAGTAGATCTAACAGATAAGCCTTGGCGTCTTCGGGTATGGTCCACACCGCTCCTGGTTGGACCTGGATATCCTCTGATGAGCCGATGTTCTCCAGGACTGCGATGGGATTACCTGAGAGCTCCAGGATACGGGACAACTGACTGACCGCCCGGTTTAACTCCCGCTGTGGCTGTTTAACTGAGGGGATATCCGAAGTCCCCCAGAACTGTTTAGGCTCCCTCAAGTTAGGGAAGATAATGAACGGGATAAAGCCATAGGGGTTCGGCTTGGATTCGATGCGGTCGTTATCCAGGAAGAGCTCGAAGTCCTTGCTTGTCCACAGCTCTGTGACAGTGGCCGCTTTTGTGGCGCCATAAAGAAGGTCGGCCTCGGCCTTGGTGAGCTTATATCTGGAGGCTACCCGCCACACGTTACTCAAGTCGTCACCAATCCACCATGCGTAGATCCCCCGGACATCGGGGGCGGTGATCTTGATACACTTCTCGTCCGGGTCCCAGATAACCTTGTAGCATCCGTCTCCCAGGATAGCGGTGTCTATCTCGGTCTCCCAGTCGAGCTGCTGCAGGTTGTTGGTTTGATAGACGTCCTGGAGTAGGTGCTCTGCACGGACCACCTTTGCTTTGAGCTCGTCGGTGCTGTCGGTAGGGTAGAAGGCGAAGGTCAATCCCTGCATTAAATAGCTGGTGACCTTATCGATGGCCACCTTGGCATAGTTAAATACCAGCTGGCGATGTCTGCCTGTCTTCTCCCACTGGGTCCCTTTGTAGAAATTGAGGTTGTTGGTATAGTCTGCCAGCCTGTTTGTGTCTATGCGGGCTAGCTGTGAAGGATTGAATTCATTCATCTCGTAAACAATTCCAAAAAGTTTTGTAGTTGCCCGTCAGCCGACGGGCACAATTGCCCAATAAATTGGGCAACTACAGTTTTAAACTACGCCTCGCAACGACGTCCGAAATACTAAAC